TCATCATTGCTTGGATCATATCCCTAGCTGTGTTACCGGTAACTTGACGTGTGACAAAGCCAGTAAGAGCGAGAGTAAAACTATCCCAAGGTAAGCCAGAACCATCTTCATCTGTTTTCTCCGGAACTTGTTTAATGCCAAAAGTAATCATAGGATCCAACGCAAGGCGACAACCTTCAAAAAACTCGTTATTACCTGCCTCAGCTTGGGCAAGGACAATAGCTTCTTTATTCAATCGGCTGGGGTGATCTTCTAAAGTGGAGATAACTGCGTAGCAAGGATCGCTCATTTCATACCTTCATAATTAACTGTTAATATAGATATTATACAGCCTATTTGTTAGTGTGTCAAGACTTTATTCCGGAAATGCTATTACATTCATACTCATTATTATTCGATTAGATTGGCTTAGATTTTTTTGGGTTCTATGTAGTAGCCATCCGGGGAACATAAGTACATCACCCGTTTTGACTGTAACTTCTTGCCAAAGGGTATTTTCTTTTGGATATCCACTCCAGTGATAAAATAACGGATTTTGGAATTCTAAATTCCCGCCATTTTCTGGTTGGTCTAAATAGATAACGATTGCAATTGAAGTACTGCCGTGGGAATGTTCCATAGTCCATGCACCGGGTGGATGAAGGTTAACCCAACTGCCGTCGATGTATGTTCCTGTATGATGAAATTCCCATTCTTTTAATACCTGTCGTGCTTGTATTGTCATCCAGTCTAGTAGTTCGATTGATTCGTCCCACATGTGTGGGCCATCAGTATCGTCAACTGAACTGACTCCACCATCTGTAGTTAGTGTTGAACTTAAATGATCGCTAGTTTTTAGTAAATGATATGCACGATTTTTAACAGATGCTAAATCGCCAGGGAACTGTCCCTTCCATATATATGAGTTTAATGTTTCCATAACTGACTTATATATCAGTATGTCAAGTGGTTTGTTGTCTTAAATGGTTTGCCGTTGTAGGCGTTTTCTAGTTGGGTCAGAATTTTATGTTTCATCTGGTGAACTTTTGGATGATCATGATCATATTCAAAAGACTTCATAAAACGTCCCCAACCATTTGGGCGAACTCTTTTTGGAACCGGGCCGTCTAAGTATCCACGTATTGCTTTTGGATCAAATCCAAACTTGTCAATCATGTCCTGTGCAAGATTAAATGAGTGGGCACCCATTTCATCTCGATGTCCATAATATTCTTGCCATGCGCGATCTTTAGCATAGTAGGCAGTGCTTTCATATCCGGGAATATCTTTAAAGTTACGAGCTCGATACTGTCTACAGTGTATGATTTCGTGTAGTATTGTATCAGCAAATAACGTACACATACGTTCCCACCGATATGAACTAGTCTTCATTGTGTCAGCTGTAGTTGGAAATGCTAATTCGATTTCAATAAATCGCTTCTTTCCCTGACTATCGTAATCACTGTAGTAAGCACCGCCGACCCAGACTTCACCTGGTTTAACGGGCTTATGTCTGTAACTTCGAATTTTAATTGGTAAATGTGCTTTGACATGTTTACTTATAATGCTAGTAATTTTGCCTATAGGTAGCCTTTTATCAACTATTTCTGATTTTAGCTGATAAATCATCGAGTACAAGGTATTTCGATCCAACGCAGACCAATTAAAGGCTGAACGGGCCATAGCACACTCCTAACTTTAGTATTTATAGTGTACTACGGCTTTTTAAAAAACCCGTGTTTTACGGGCGTTTATCAATGACTTTGTCAGCCAATCCGTATTCCACTGCTTCTTTAGCACTTAAAAACGTATCAAATTTCATAGCTTCGTATAGCTGACTATATGTTTTACCAGCGGTATTGTGCTTGACATATAGTTCAGTTAGGCGTTCGTTAATACGCTTAGATTCTTCAAAACTACGTTTAGCATCTTCGAACTCTAGTTCCTGTACATGTACAGTACCACGGGTTCCCGGAGTACCAGAACTAACACGATGGATCATTGTACGTGCTTCTGGCAGTACAAACCGCTTACCTCGGGCCCCGGCTTGAGCAAGGAATGACCCCATTGAGCAAGCCTGTCCCATGACATAGGTAGCGACATCTGGTTTGATGAACTGCATGGTATCGTAAATAGCAAGGCCAGCAGTAACGGAGCCCCCAGGGCTATTGATAAAGAAAGTAATGTCTTCATTTCCTTGACTCTCTAAAAAGAGCAACTGAGCAACCAGCAAGCTCGATGTATGCTCGTTAACATCCGTGTCTAACATTACAACGCGGTCTTTGAGCAAGCGACTATAAATGTCATAGGCACGTTCGCCTCTTGCTTCGGTCTCAATGACCATTGGTACTAAATTAGGCATTATCTTCCTCTTCTTTATTTTCACTTTTTAATTCTGGGAAGCACATCTTTGTACCATCCCAACGCTGTCCGCACCAGCACTCGCCGTCATCGTTGATAATACAAGAACCTGTGCCGCAACAGCGTGGATCGTCCATTTTATTTTCTTTCGCCAAATAATTGTAACAAGTTTAGGAACAAGTTGATAAAGTCCATGTACAGTGTCAACGCACCAGTTACTTCTACAGCTGGACTAGTTTCAACACTGACTTCTTCACGAATACGTTGTGTGTCGTATGCTGTCAGTCCCAGGAAGATAATAATTGCCAATGCACTAATAACCATCTGCATTACGGTACTGCCAATAAAGATGTTCACGATGCTGGCAATGACGATAGCGATCAATCCAACAAACATCATTTGACCCATTGAGCTTAGATCCTTTTTGGTAAAGTACCCATAACCACTCATTACACCAAACAAGATTGCCGCCCCCATAAATGCTGATACAATTGACCCCATATTAAACACGGCAAAGATCATAGAAAAGCTCAAGCCCATAAGTGCCGCAAATCCATGTAGGCATAACTGTGCTACACCCTTACTAGGGTTATTGCCCAACACATAACTGACACCAAAGATGGCCGCCAGCGGAGCAAAGATCACAATCCACTTTAGTACACCTGTAAAAAAGAATTGTAGCAACTCTGGACTAGTGCCAACAAAGTAACTGACCAGCATGGATACAACAACTGCCAGACCCATGTGTCCGTAAACACGGCCCATGGCCGAATTAATTTCTTCTGCTGAGCGATAATTTAAAATACCGCCATCTGTATAATTTGCACCAAACATAATGTTCTCCTTATTTTCCGTTAGTTTGTACAGTAGGTGTTACTACTCCGTTAATAATATGGCAAATGCTAACCAAAGACGGATCATTTTGATCCCAGCAAGTTTATCATCGTACGAGCATGTACACGATCTTTTTCTTTTTCGTCTTCAGGCAACTCATCATACGGTACATGTTGTGCGGCATTGTAGTCAGCCTTGGGATTGCGTTTCATCCACTCTATGTGAATATATTCTGCGGCCTTTTCAATATCGCCTGGAAATTTCTTAACAGCATGTTCTGCGGCCAAACCAGCGGCTAGATTTTCTGCTTGCCAATCCGGATGTAGTTCATTAAATGGCACATTAATATCACCTTCAGTACCATCGCTATTTTTCTTAATGCGTGGCTTAGTTCCTGACGGGTCAAAGTTTTGTCGCCATTCTTCATGGGCCGCAGTAGCAAACTCACGTATAGCATTTTCAGACAGCTCTATAGTTTCGACGATATTCATAAATTCTTTAATCATTAATTTTTCTCCAATTCTTTAAATGCTTCAGGAGCACGTTTCATTGCAATTTCACGTTCGGCATGAGCTTCTTTAGCTTTGCGTAAAATGTTTGCATCACCTGTAGGCAATGCTACCAGCACATAGGTATTAATTTTACCGTTAGGTGTAATAATACGTTTAATCTGGCTTTGCTCAACTCCAGTTAAATCTACATTAGGGCAGAAGCTCTTAGTAGTACGTTCGTTGATTTGAGTTCTACTATTTTCGCCTTCTGACGAATATGTCTTTGTTTGTTGAGCAGTCTTGCCACCAGCAGTCATACACAACTTACCATACGCATCATTCTTTGCATAAGCATCTGCGTCAGACATGCTAAATGAACTACCAAAGCCAGCTTCGTAAACTGCTGAATTACTAGCAGGAAGTTTATTAAACCAATCCGGTGTTTTATCAAGAATCCGCTCTTGGGTAGAAACTTGTCGTTCCCGTTCCATATCAGCACGTTTTCCGTATGGGTCAGTTGTACCACACGCCGCTAACATAGCAACAATTGGTACTAGCAATAGAGTCTTTTTCATAGTGTTTTTCCTATCTTTTCTTTAGACCATTCAGCACCAGACGAAATGTCTTTGCCTAGGCCTGCTACGGTTGAACATGCGGCTAGCGTACTAGCCAAAATAAGTGCTAAGAAAATTCTCATTTTGCCAACTCCTGACTGTGTGTTTTAACTGTGTCTACGCCTTTGTCCATGATCTTAGCAATGCCAGAGAATCCAACAGTTGCTAGTACCAATCCAAAAACTGTGCCTGCTATAAATGCCTTCATAATATTTGCCTTCTATGTTTGTTGAACATGTGTATATTATACAACCGTTACGAAATAAAGTCAAGTCAGAAAATGTCTATAACTGTCCAAAGTTGATCTTTGTTTTCGCAGATAACTCCTTCTGCACGTAACGTCTTACCATCTATATAACGATTTTGGAACTTTCTACAATTGGACACTTTTCCAACTTTAAAGTAATTCTGATATTGTCGATCTTTGCCAAACTCATTTTCCATTCCTTCATCGCCCCTGCTAACTCGTTTTGGGGTTTGGGGATCTCCACAAACAGTTATACTTTCGGATTTAAACTTACCTGGTAATCGTACCATTAATTCTTTAATACCATTTTCAATAGCAATTCGGCAAAGAATTTCTTCTTGGTACAGACCTGTTTGTGTCCAATCAATTGTATGAAACTCACCATCTACAGAAATACGAAATTTAACATTGCAACTATTTGGGTTTTTAGTTTTAACTAAATCAGTGACTTCTCCAACCTTTCGATCACTGACCATTTGGCTAGCTTGCCGAATGACGCATTGACCAGCAACAGCCATTTGGCTCACAGTTAGCAACAATGCTAAAAAGTATTTCACTTGTAGCTTTCATCTAGTGTTACGTTAGTCAAACCTGCAATCATTTGGAACTTATCCCAAGCGGCTTTTGCGGCTGGATTAGCCAATAGTTCACTATTTGGCAGTACTGCTTCTAACCAAATTTCTGGGCGGCGAGTAGGATGTGCGTTAAATTTGCGTGGCTGGTGGAGTTTGCCAGTTTCCCAAAGTTCAATGCTTACACTACGAAATTGATCTTCATCCATGTAGCCAGCCCACTCTGGATTGCTATGACTGAAGAAACCATTTATGTATGCATTTGTAGTTCCGCCACCGTAGCCAATCCAAATACCTTGCCACTGGTCGGCATCACGCGGATCAAAATCCGTACGTGCAATAACAACTAGGACATCATTAATGTCCACAACACCGTCAACAATATCTCGAACGCAACGGCTATAACTTAGTCCAATTTTCATAATGTTAATGTTACCTGTTTAATACTATCCCATCGGAAAGATTTCCAGTGGTTCGATTCTAGATCATACACTGGCATGATGTCCTCATTGGCTTTCTTTTCCTTTTTAGGCTTTGGAAAGTCTATTGGATCATTTGTGTTAGTATAATGTACTTCCTCAGTTATGTCAACCGGAACAAGTGACGGAGCAGTTGTACACTCCATTACTCGTTCGGTTCCGTCCTTTTTAGTAAAGGTGACAGTGACCGGGCCGAAAGCTAAATGACTCTTAAGCCATTTTTTGAATAGCCTTAGTTCTTTTTCATTTAGATTCATTTTGTTTGCTTTCGGCCTCAGTAAGTCGCTTGTCCAATTCAAAAATACGTTGTTCTAGTTTTTCAATATGGTCTGCAACTTGTTTCATAAACTCAGCAGTATTCATGCCAGTTGTTCTTAGCATCTCTGATACGGTTACTTTTAATTCTTCTGTCATTTAAATCTCCAATAAAATGTTAGGGTTCCAGCCACTGTTTTCGCTGTAACCATCGTTTTCGTAACCACGTGGGTTACATACAACACGGGTTTCACCAATTACGTAATCAAACGGATGATGAGTATGACCATGTGTCCATAGAACAATTTGCGGGTGATCTAAAATGAACTCGCTTAGGTCACTGTGGTAGCCACCATTCATCAAAGTTTCATGTGCATACATTGGATTCACACTTTGGAAACTTGGACTGTGATGACCAACTACTACACACTTCTTATTTTTATGCTCATGGACAATGTGTTCAATGTAAGCAAGAGTTCGATCATGCCTAATAGCAACGTCTAACGCACTCATACAGGCATAGTTTCTAGCATCATTGCGAATGATACGGAAGTCGTTCATCATACCTCCAATGGCATTCATTGTAAGTGGGTCACGCTTATTCATGTTAGTCCAAAGTGTACCACCCACAAACACAACATTGTCGATAATTTTCGTGTCTTGCTCTAACATATACACGTTAGGGTATTTGGCACATTCTTCACGCATGTAATCAATAGCCGCATAGAACTTGCCATTGTAAAATTCATGATTACCCATGATATAAATTACATGCGGAAACTGAAAACTACAACGCTTAAAGAAATCACGGAACCGTTGGGCTGTCATTTGTCTACGACCTAAACCGGTACCGCTGGCAATAGCCATTTGATCCGCAGTGTTGGCTGGCTCAGGATGGTCGTGGAGATCCTGGGCGATACAAATATCACCACCAAGGATCAAAACATCGTAGTCCTGATCGTTAACAATATTAATATCACTGAACTCCAAGTGGAGGTCACTGACCAACTTTATCTTCATCGCTTTCTTCTTTCGCAAATGGCCAAGGTTTCCCTTCGCTTTCTAAAATAAATTTCTGAGCATCTTCTTTAGTAAGACGTCCAGCATCGTATTCATCAATAGCACTACGCAATGCTTGTTCAACAAGTTCGTTAAAGGTAATATCACGCTGGTGCGCTATTTTCATATATTGTAACAGGTCTTCATCCGAAAAGTCAACCTCTACTTGTACACGGGTATCATAAGTCTCGCCTGCCCGAATAGCCAGTGCTTTTTGGATAAAATCATCGTCTACATCCAAATCAACATAGTCAACATCATCCCATGCTTCGTTCAAATTAACGTTACGGGCTTCTGCTTCCTTGTCATGCTTCTTTTGAAACTTTGGATTAATCATTCTGTAAGCACGGTCGTTGGTGTAATCGCACATACTGACTTCATAGACTTTTTGGCTCTTGGTGCTAAAGGTAATACTAAAACTGTACCCGCCAGGTCCATGGACACCATTCCATGAATCTAGTGTGTAGGCATTTGGGCCGTAACAACCCCAACCATAATCACTACCTTCGGTAATTTTATAGTCTGTCAATTCCATCCATTCTTTAATCGTAATCATTGCTCGTTTCCTTCTTTGAGTAATTTTTTAAATTCGTGTTCTTCATCTAATTTCCTACGTGCTATTTCACGTGCTTCTTCACATGGAGTACAATAAGTGTGTACCCAACCGCCACCACGGCGTTCACCAACATTGCCACAGCTTTCGCAAGTGACACCTGTCATGCTTTCTGCTAGGCTAACCATACCGCTGATATAGTCATCTCCACCCGAGTAATAAAAACGTAGTGTACCAAATTTCTCTTTAACTTGATCCAATGTCACTTGCGGAATTGGTTGCGGAACTTCTCTAAAGTCGCCGGCAACAATATCAGCAAGACGGTTTTCTTTGTACTCGTCGTTGGGCAAGGCCTTCATAGCTTCTTCAAACAGGTCAAAGTTACCAGCTTTAGCCTGCGCCGCCATTTCATTGTAATCCGTAGCCCACTTGCGCTGTTTCTCTTTCCAGTCAATGTGATGCTGAATACTACCCATAAGCTGATCCAAAATATTAAACCAGCCATCGCCACATTCAAAACCCCAACACATACAAGTTTCTTGCATGTTCTTGTTGCGGTTCACCATCATCTTTGGATACTTCTCGCACAACAATTTATCTAGTTCTTGTTTCATTTTATCTCATCCGATGTTTCTGGAAAATGACTGATAATCAAATCCAGTGCCGCAATAGTTTGAATGTTAAGGCCTACGTCTTCCGGATGCATCCAATAACCGTCCGGGTTGCCTTCACTCTTGGGATTCTTCTTCCATTGTTTAATTTCTTTCTTAAGATATGCACGATAGTCTTTTAGATTCATACTGGTGATACGATCCGCTGTTTCACCATCGATCCATTGATACTTCTTGTGTTTCTCTTTAGTCATACGCTACCCCCGGCATTTGTTTCTTACCTTCCCAATGATCTCGGGTCACACACAAACCTTTATGTTTAACACGCATTGGGCTGTCTAATTGTACTAATTGTATCTTTACTGCTTCACAGTCTTTTTTAGATTGGAATTCAACAGAGGTTTTGTTTATAAAATCTCCACCTGGGCTAAACATAGCAATTATCAATATCCAAGAATAAGTCATTGTGCCGCCTTTACGTAGTTAAGTCTAGTTACATCGTTACCGTGCTTCCAATGTTTAGAATGATCTTTAACTTTGGCTTTAACTATAACACACGCACCTAAATTAAGGGGTGTCTTGTTAATCCAAGATGCCATCCTATTGTTGATTATAGCATCTATATTGTAGCCTTCAAAGTTTTTTGACTTAACTGATGAAATAATTTCTGCATCCAAATCTTTTAGCTGTGTGCCAATTTCTGCCAATACGCCTTCTTCAACTTGTTGGGCCGCACGTTTAACTTAGGTTTGTGCAACATCTCTAATATGAACGCTGGGCAGGCAAGCTACATAACCAAATTGGTTAGTTTTAACTGTGTCACTTGAAAGGATAGCATTGATATTGGTTTGAAAATCGTTTTCACCTTCGATTGCACTAAACAAGAATTTTCGAAAATGTTTTTTGATTTCTTCTGCCAGTGCTGTATCTTCAGGTAATACTCGAAGTGGCATTGGCGCATCTTTTGGATCGGCTGTCCAAATTGCCGGATCAAGTGTGCAGAGCATCTGTATCTTATTAGTATGTTTGATGTACATGAACGCACCATCTTCCGAATACACCGGAGCATCCTCTTTAATATAAGCACCATTTATCCGTTGTGCCGCACAAGCCAGCTCTAGAACTTGTTGGGTAGGAAACTCTTTTTTGGACATTGCTCGCTCTGTGTGTGAGTTAATATACTTTGTATTTTACATGAAAATATGGTCTGTGTCAACTTTCATCAAGCGTACATAAATCTTTTTGGCAAGTCGCCTTAACAAGGGACTAATGGGTTTTTCGAAATGGCTAACGTATGCGTTTAGATTTGGACTAACATACTGTTCTTGTACTTTAAGTCTAGCCAATGTTGTAAATTTGGGCATATAACGTAATGCTCGAAATTTACCAACTGTGCGGCAAAGCTCAATTGCTATACTAAGTGCATACGCATCTAGCTCATCTGGGTCTTGTAAGTACTCGTGGAATTGTTGTTCAGCGTCAACTCGTTTCCAAAACTCTGTATAGTCACGTTTGCGACTTTGACGTTGATGTTTGTACTCGTGTACTGTAGCGTCAAAAACTTGAACAAGTAATTCTGTTATTTGCTTATTAGTCCAAACAACATCTTTATCAAAATTATGATATATGATTACTTCTATAGGAGTTTCTCTATTTTGATCATCTTCGGGATCATAATATGCGTTTACATAAAATTCTTTTGAGTCAAGAAACTTCTTTGTTTGCGACCTTATTTTTAAATCTAATCCTGCTCGTTTGAATCCGCGGCGCAACTCTACTAATAACTTTGGAAAACTAGTATCTTGTTTAGTCTTGTGTCTAACTCGAGTACAAATTAAACATATAGTTTCCATTATTGAATTCATAGTTACAGCCTATAAGTTACTCTGCCCTTGGTAAGGTCGTACGGACTAATTTCTAATTTAACCTTATCACCTAAAATTATCCTAATTTTGTGTTGTTTTAGTTTACCACCCATGTAGCACAAAATTGGTTTTGGTGCTTGATCTACCTTAACCCTGAACATGTTTCCAGGTAATACTTCTTCAACTGTTCCCACTAATTCAATAATATCGTCTTTAGCCATTTACCTTGGACAGTACCATAGCACCGTCTTCTACTTTAATGTTAATTGTGTCGCCTTCTTTCCAGCCCTGTACTTCACATATTTCTGGTGGAATTTTAAAAATAACATTGTCAGGGTCGCCTTCAATGTCTTCAAAAAGTTCTTCTACTTTGTAAGTTGTTTTTGTCATAGTGTATTTACTTTAAATTCCGTCATCTTCCCATGGTACAGGAAACCAACCTAGTCTGTCAAGATCTGTGGCTATCTCGTCTGTAATAGTTCCTTCTGGAACGTACTTCATTTTAGCCATGTATGCTTCGCCTTCTTCTAAATCGTATGTAGCAACGCCACCCATACCAGAGCAGTACCAATCCATATAATCGCCCTCACGGCGAAACTCTGCAATAATGCCACCGGCGCCACGCCAACTAGCTGACCACAAATCTTTATTTGGATCTTGTCTAATAGCAGGCCACAGTTCTTTCTTACACCATTGCATATTACACCATGCGGCATATAAGTTTTGGGCATAGTCTTCACGAGATCGAATCTTGTTTAAGACTTCGTCGTCTCGATAAATGTCTTCAACTAAATCGTATTTCAATGGAAGTTACCTTTAAAACAATGCAGTGTTTCGTGACCTAACTGATGCATGGTAGCGTTCTTGCCAGTTATGATAGTGCAAGTAGTTTGCGCCCAAAAGCTACATGCTTGTACCATATAACCAAATCCTTTATTACCCAAATTACGACTTTCAGCTTCACAAGCCTTTTGGACATCGGGCACCACTCTCCAAGTTATTTGGGTTTGGTTAGTGTTAAGTTTACTAGCATCAAAAGTTGAGTCTGGATCTCTATAATTAAAACCACCTTGATTAACTTCAACGCTAGGGTTATCATTGTTTCTGATATACTTACTGCCAAGAACGCACAGTGTAGCGACTAAGACTGTGCCTACTATCTGTATT